CATCGCCAGTGCTGCAGGTAAACGCGGGCCATTGCTGGCCCGGGTCTTCTACTCATACTTTCCACTCCTTCGAAAGCTCATCCGTCTCAGGTTCTTTCTCCCATCTTTTTTTAGACTCTTCCTGATCCTTCTTCACCAGAAGCAGGATCTCATGTATATAATTTGCTATACGTGTAACTCCCTGAGTTAGCTGGTACAGCTGCTTATCATTCTCTGTCATAATTTTTCCTTCTTTCTAAATTCATCCTATCATATCCTGGACAGCTGTCAAGCTTGAAGCTTGCAGCCTGCCCAGATCAGTCGCGCAACACAACATTCTCAATTACAGCTTCTGCTTATTGCTGTGCCTGTAATCACTGATCCCAGGTCCATTGATGGTGTACACTTCTGGACGTTGAAGCCTGTAGATCCAACGCACAATGGACCAGGGATCAGTACTAGTGGCTCGAGGTAAGATGGAATGCATCGCTATTTGTCACCATCCGACGTAGGCCATGACCCTACTATGCTGTGTGTCCACCTAAATATAGCCCAGAAACGTCCAGGCGCCCTAAACTAGTTCTGATCCCAGGACCATTGGATTGAAGCCGGCGTGCTTTGTTTTAATAACCGCGGTAACAGGCTTAACGCTGTATCCAGCGCCAATAGTCCAGGGATCAGTTCTGGCTGTTCACTGCACGAAGACAGCATATTGCGGTGTGACGTACAGCACAACCAGAAGTTGTCCCAAGTTTAAATTAACCAAAAGATAAACTAAATCCAATATAATACTTGACTATCCCATTGTCAAGTGCTAATAAACATTTATGCAAAATAATATAGAAAGGCAAAAAATGACTAGAATAAGACTAAATCAAGAGTACAGAAATAAAATCGCAAATCGTATGCGAGTACATCTTGAACAAGAGGACACGCAAGAAAAACAAAAGTATGATGAGTTGAAAGGACAACAAATTGACTTGAACGACAATGCGTGGAAAGTTGCAGAAAAAATTGTTAGACGACATTATA